AGCTGGCGTCGGCCTTGACCTCGAGGATGCGGAGGTCCGAGCCGCCGACCAGCATCGCCACGTCGGCGACCGGGTAGCCGGTGACGCCCAGGTACCACTGGACCTGACACTCGACGTCGGCCGGCAGCTCGCGGGTCGCCGCTCGACGGTTCTTGATCTCGACCAGGCGGCGCTCGCCGACGATGACGCGGTCGAGGTTGCCAATCGCCCAGGGGTGGTCGCGGTGACGGCGGATGACGTTCGCCCGGATGGCCTTCCGACCGGTCCGCCGCTGGTACAGGATCGCGATGGCGTCCTCGATGACCGAGCCGACCTCCATCTCGGGCGACGACGGTCGGGGCTCCAGCTCGCCGATCTTCTCGAGGTAGATGTCGTGGATGCCGGTCCCGTACGGCGACAGGCCGGCGAGGACCGGGATGTCGGATCCGCCGACGCCCAGCCGTCGAGCTGCGTGCCACTCCGGGGAATGGAGCGGTGGCGCCGGCTCCTGGGTGACGACGGTGCTCACTTGCCGCCCTCGGCCGGCGGGTCCTCCTCGAGGGCATACGGGGCCAGGTCCGGGAAGGCGGCCACGGCCTTCTTGGCGACGGACAGGCTGACCCGGTATCGCTCGAGACGGAGCGCCGTCCAGGTCGTCCGGGGAACGCCGAGCCGGTCGGCGAATTGCTGGTCGGTGAGGCGCAGATCCTTCTGCCGCTGGATGAGCTTCGTTCGCATGACAGGAATGTACCCACTCTGGCAGACGTACGACAACCCGTCCTGTCCACCAATTGGTGGCGGGCTTCCGTCACTCGGTGGACAACCGGTGGCTTTCGTGACGGGTCTCCGTCATAAGGTGGACACAAAAAGACCCCCGCCCGGACTCGCTCACGGGCGGGGGTCTTAGAAGGCGCGGGTCGCGGCGGGAAGGTGGCTAGCTGTCCTCCTCCTGCCCCACCAGGGGAAGATGGTCAGGGCTCCCGCTCCGTGGTCGGGACTCGGTGCGCCCGTCTTCGTCGAGGGTGAGCGGGTGCCCTGGGCCGCCGACGATGGCGCGCAGATCGACGGTGTGGTGGCCGACGACGGGCGCCTCGTCGATGGCCGCCTCGATGGCGTCCCGTTCTCGGCGATAGCCGGACTTGCGATGCACCAGGGCGGCGATGTGCTTAGCGCCAGGCGGGCCGTCCAGCTCGACCGTGAAGTCGTACGCGGCGTCCCCGATCCACTCGGGCCAAGCCTTCGACCCAGCCGCTCCCTGGACGACCCAGATGTCGGTGTGGGCGCCGCCGGCGTCCTCGTGCGCGGCGAAGTCGATGATGCCTCGGGCGTTGCCGTCAGGGTCCAGGGCGACCATGTGGTCGAGTCGCGCGATGACGTTGCCGTCGGCGTCGTAGGCCAGCAGCGGGCCGCTCATATCGCCGTCTCCTGGAGGATGTAGAAGTACCCGTAGTAGGTCGTCGCGCCGGCGGCGTTGATGAGGACGAAGTCAATCTGGGCGATGCCGGCGCTGAGGTAGGTCCGCAGGTAGCCGGTCGTCAGCGGGACGAGCGCCGTGTTCGTCACAACACCGCCGCTGGTGCCGGCCACGAACTGCGTGCCGGGGTAGTACTGCGTGAGCGGGCTCTGGGAGCGACCAGAACCGGTGCCAGCCGCGCTCGCAACGTAACTCTGATGGCCGGGGGTGAACGGCAGGGTGCCGAGCCCTGGGAACGAGGTCGTGACCGTCGCGGTGCCGAGCGTCGTGCCGGACACCGCCGGGATCGCGCTTGAGACCGACCCGGACGCGGCAATCTTGAACATGTCGGACGTGCCGTCGATGATGACCGAGGAGCCGTCGTTCGACACGATGAGCAGCCCTCCGTTCGGCGATCCTGCGATGTAGCCGGGGCCGACGACCCCGTTGTCGTTCATGAACATCAGTCGGTTGCGGACGATGAACGCGGGGTTGCCGACGTTCTGGCTGATGAAGGCCTGGGCCGTCGGGACGCCCGACAACCGCGCTCCCGTCTTGCCGGCATCGACGGTGAACTGGCGCTGGCCGTCGCCCCGCCAGAACTCGGTCGTGACCTTCACGATCCGCAGCACCTGGGCGGACAGATCGTCGGCGGGGCTGGTGATGGTGACGTTCTGGTCAGCGCGCCAGCCGGACCTGGGGTCGCGCGTCACGAACGTCGCGCGGATGTTGGGCTGGGCGACCCTGCCGAGCTGGAGCTGGGCGATGTTCCGAGCCTTGGCAGACGTGTCGGCCGACGGCGCGTCGATGTAGTCCTCGCGCGGGCCGTACTGGTTGACACTGCCGTCGTCCTGCCACCAGCCCGTGCCCTGCGTGGTCGCGCCTCGGATGTAGACCCGGTTCGTGATCGTCCCGTCGCGCTCGACGAGCAGGGACTCGGGCGCGATGCTGCCGCCCGGTGGGGCGAGGGTGGTGTTGATCGCGAACGGGGCCGTCGTCACGCTGCCCCCCGAGCGCCAGACGAGCCGGCCCAGGGCGTCGATGTGGTAGTGGGTCGAGCCGCCGGCAAGGCCCGCCGTCTGGTCGAGCGCCGCCCGGAGGGTCATCCCACTCATGAGGTCGGCCGGCACGATGACTGCCGACGAGACCTGGGTCGTGTCGTCGGACAGCGGGAACCGGGCGTACACGCCCCACAGGTACTGGACTCGCGCCTGGTCGGTCTCGGCCTGGCGCGGCTCGTTCGGGACCAGCAGACTGTCGAGCATCGCCGACGCGGACACCGCTTGGACGTTGACGAACCGGCCGATCGCCTCGGACTCGCTGCTGTTGGTCAGGACCGTCCCAAGGAAGACCTGGGCGCCAGCGGTGTTGTCGACGACGAAGACCGGCATCCCCGGCAGCACGTCGAAGCTGTTGGTCGGGTCGTAGACCCGGAACCAGGCGTAGCCCGGATCGGCGTCGGCGTTCTCCTCAAACTTGATCTGGTCGAGCTGGGCGCTGATGTTGATCTCGTTCCAGCCGACGGTGATCGAGTACGGGTAGAACGTGCTCGTGACGAGCCCGGTGCCGAGCGAGGCGACGGCGAGCGGCATGGCCTAGAACGACGCCTCGCTGAGCAGCACCCAGACGTTGACGCCGGTCCCGGACGATGTGGACAGCGTCTTGAACGCCATGCCGTTGGCCGTGCCAGCCGGGATGCGGATGCCCTTGGTGCGGAACCGATCGAAGTCAAGGTCGAACAGGACGGTCGAGTTGTCCGGCCCGCCCGTGTACACGGTCTGGATCGTCTGGCAGTAGCCGCGCCACAACTCCGCGCCCTCCGTTCCAAAGACGGTCGGAGCCGTCATCGCGGACGATGTGGGCGCGTCCCCAGTGTCGAACGCCGAGACCGGGCGGACGTTGCCGCCGGTGCCCGCCGAGGTCAGCCGGACGACCGCCAGCGCGATGATGCCGGCGGTGGTGGACAGGGCCGATTGCGTCACGACGATGCGGCGGATGTAGACGTTCAGCGCCCCGCCGGCCATGACCTGGAAGATGTGGGCGCCCGCGACGGCGCCGATGGGCGCGTTGAGGGACGAGGATGCGAAGGTCGGGAGGTACGGCTCGCCGAAGATGACCTTCTCGTCGTGGACCGTGACGCCGCCCTCGGTGTACGAGGAGGTCGCCAGACGGGTGCCCGCGCCCTGCGTGACCTGGATGTTGGCGGCGACCATCGCTTACCCCGCTGCTGTTCGCTGTCGGTAGAACTGGACGCGTTCGACCTCGGCCGCGATCGCCTCGGCCTGTTGCCGGGTGGGCGGCCAGATCGAGTTGAAGTTGATGACCATCCCGCCGCCGCCCACGGACACGCCGCCGCCGTTGGGGATGATCTGGCCCCCCTGGTCGGGCGAGAACAGCTCGGGGCCGTCCTCGCCGACGACGTACATCTGGCCGGCGCTGACCGGGCCGCCGGCCGCGCGCGGCGGGAAGATGTCCTTGAACTTCTTGTAGAGGTCTTGGTTGCCGACGTAGCCGAGCTGGAGCGCGAGCTTGGTCAGGGGCGTCGTCGGGGTGACCGTGATGCCGATGTTCACGTCGGGGAAGTGTGCGAGCGTGTTGAGGTGGTCGATGATCTTCTGAATCTCGGGCGGGATTGCCTTGCCCATCGCCTTGTAGGCGGCCGTCACGTCCGTCTTGTACTTCTTCACGTCGCCGGCCGTGAGGGCGTGCTGGTCGCCCAGCTTCACCAGGGCGGTCGCCTCGTCGTCGAGGTGCTGGATGGCTTCCTGGGCGGCTTGCTGCTTCAGCACCTTGGTCTTGCCGGTGCGGATCGCATCCTCGGCCGCGAGGAGGTCTTGGTGGGCGCTGAACAGGTCGGCGCGCACCTCCAGTGGGTCGAAGTACTGGTCGATCAGGTACTGGGCGTCGGCCGCCAGGTGGGTACGGACAGCGTTGCTGTCGCGGATGACCTTGCCGGTGTCGGTCGTCCAGGTCTTGCGCCAGTCCCCGGAATCGGTCTGGAGGTTCTTCAGCGAGACGCCGACATCGTCGGCCATCTTGCCGGCGATGTCGGCCGTCCCGACCATGCCGGCGCCCACGGTCACCAGGTCATCGGCGGCCTTACCGGCGGCCTCGCTGGTGCCGGTCATCGCGTCGGCCGCCGCGTGCCAGGGGCCAGGGATCGAGCCGATGACGTTGTTGAGGTCGATGGCCGTCGTGATGAAGCCGGCGATCTCGGCGTCGGCCCGGTTGACGATGCTGTTGAGGTTGTCCCACACCGGGGCGAGCCGGTTCGCGAGCCAGTCGATGGTGTCGCTCAGGGTCGGGATGAACGATGTGGCGATGAAGTTGGACAGGTTGGTCAGCGCCGGCGTGAGCTGCTGGCCGACCTTGACCTGGGTGTCCTCCATCTCGGCCGCGACCTTGCGCTGGCTGTTGATGAGCTGGTCGCCCGTCCGGGCCACGTCGCCCTGGGCCGTCCTGGTCTGCTCCAGGATGAGGGCGTAGCGGGCCTGAACCTTCTGGCCCTCGGTGAAGGTGCCGTTGACCTTGGTGAAGCCCAGGTCGGCCGCCTTCGCGTCGACCGCTGCCGCGCTGATCGCCACGCCCAGCTCGCGCAGGGGCTTCTCCTGACCGACGATGCCCGACTGGAGCTTGGTCAGCACCTCGTCGACCGGGATGTTGTTGAAGGACGACAGATCGGCCGCGAGCTGGACGAGCGCCTCGGACATACCGACGGTGGCCGCCGGCCCCACGCCCATCGCCTTGAACAGGTTGCCGAAGGTCGACGCGGCGCCCAGGGCCGCGTTCTCCGACATCAGCATCGTCGTCGCGGCCGTCTTGCCCCACGCCTCGATCTGGTCGGACGAGCTGCCGAAGACGACGCGCGTCTTCTGGAGCGTCTCGTTGAAGTCGGCGGCGAGCTTGGAGCTGGTCTCCAGGAAGTCGATTACGTCGCCGGCCTTGTTGGCGACGAGGTTCAGACCGGCGGTCAGAGCCTTGGCGCCCACGACGCCGACGAGCGTCGAGCTGGCGGCGCCCTTGCCCAGGGTGTCGAACTTGTCTCTGATCTTCGACAGGGTCGACGAGACCTTGTCTTCCAGCTCCAGCAGGATGCGGATGCGGTTGTCGGCCATCTACGCGATGTCCCGCAGCAGCTCGTGGACGTTGGCCTGGGCCGCGCGCCACAGGCGCAGCGTCGTCTGGTGGAAGGCCCCGGTCTCCTGCTCGACCATCGAGTAGGCCGCCATCAGTGCCCGCGCCTGGTGGGCGCTGAAGCCCTTGTTCTGGACGTAGACGTTGGCCTTGATGGTCGTGCCCAGGAGGTCGCGGCTCGACGAGTACGGGACGCTGGCGACGACGTGTTCACGGACACGCGGCGGCTCGACACCGTGGCTGATGATCGCGCGGCTCGACTCGCCGGCGGCGAGCTGCTCCTGCACGTCGGCCTGGCCGGCGAGAACCATCCCGCGCGCCATCCGGCGTGCGTTCTGGCGGAAGGTGAGCCCTGGGTCTTTCTTGAAGAACGGGCCCGAGAGCTGGGTCTCCATCTTCGTCATGGCAAACACGTCAGCCACGGGTCAGCCTCGCTTCACGGTCGTTGTCCAGAACAGGTCGACGAGCGCCAGGAGCAGCGCGTCGGTGTCGTCCAGGTCGCGCGGGCTGAACGTCCCCCGCCGGGAGAGCAGCAGCGCGTCTCGGAAGAGGTCGGGATCGGGCAGCCGGTTGACCTCCGCCTGGCTCACGGGCCCGCCTAGGGCTAGGCGTCCGATGAGGGCGGAGTAGACGCGTTTGGGACCGTCGCTCCGACCCACAGCTCGGCGGCCTTCTCAAACAGGGTGTCGACGATGTCGTCGGGCGCCCGGTCGATCGCGTCGGGGTCGGTGATGACGACCGGATCGCCGTCGGGGTCACGGACAGACCAGTCGCGCACGAACGCCCGGACGAGCTGGGTCGTCCAGTCGAAGGCGATCTCCGGGTCGTCGCGGCTCTTGATGCGGGCGGCCTTGATGGCCTTGTCGGTGCCGTGGGTGATGCGCTCGCGCATGTCGGCCCACTGGCCGTCGCGCAGCTCGATCCGGGGCATGGTCAGCTCCACAGTTAGGCCGGGGCGGGCGAACTGTGGAACGCCCGCCCCGATGGCTCAGGTGAGGTGCCAGAGGAGGGCGATGCAGACGGCGATGACCGCCCAGGTCGTGATCGCCTGGCCGCGCGCCCTGACCTGGTCGACGATCGCGAGGACGAGCCCGACCACGACCCACGCGTCGGGGATGCTCACGAGATGGTCGCCACACCGTTGGTGACCACGAACGAGTAGCTCGTCGAGCTGGTCACGTCGAAGACCGGCTCCAGGGTCAGTACCTCGGTGACGATGCCGTTGGTGTCGGCCCACTTGCGGTCGGTGTAGACGCCGTACATGTCGTGCTGGACGATCGCGCCGACGCCGGTCGTGGTCAGGACGCGGACCTTGCGGATGGTCTTGGCCTGGTAGGCGCTGAACTCGGTCGCGATGTTGTACTGACGGGTGATCTCCGCCTTCCAGGTCCGGTGCGCCGGCCGGAAGACGGCCTGAGCAGCGAGGGTGTTGTCGAGGGCGTAGAACGGCACCGGGTTCATGTCGAGGGTGAAGTCGACGGCCGTCACCAGGAGGTCGGTGGTCGCGCCGATGGTCGTCGTGTCGATCTTCACCACGGTGTTGTTGCAGGACAGCGGCGTGACCACGCGGTCGGACAGGGCGCCGGTGAAGGCGGTGATCTGGGTCAGCGGCTTGGCGTACAGGTACCTGGCCGAGTAGGTCGCCGCCCCGTCGTTGTTCTTCTCGTAGTGGATGTTCAGCTCGTCGCCCATCCCGTAGGTGAGCTGGATACCTGGGGAGGTCGGGATCGCGACGGAGTCGCCGAGCTGGATGGTGTGCGACTTCACGTCGTCGGCCGTGTTGGTCGGGGTGAACGTCCACACGAAGGGGCCGGCGCCGGTCGGCGTGGTGATGCCCTTCGCGAACATGTTCAGGTGCCAGATGATGTCGTCGTAGGTCAGCCGGCCCTGCATCGTGAGGCGGGACAGCTCGGGGCCTGGGGCGGCCGAGAAGAAGCCTTCATAACTCGCCCGCAGCTCCTCCGGGCGAACCGTCGCCACGGAGTGTTCAAGGTCGAACGACTCGGCATAGATGAGCCGGGTCGGCGTGAGGGATGTCCCTCTGGTGACCTCAAGCGCCGCACGCGCCGAGGTGAAGACCGTCATCGGCACGCCCATCGGTCAGCTCTCCTCTACAGCAGGAGACCCCGGCTCTTCCGGGGTCTCTTCGGTGTCTTCGGTGTCGTCGCGGTCGGGCGGTGGTTCGCCGTCGCGGAGCTGGTCGATGACCGGTGGCGACTCGGTTGTGAACGCCCCCGACTCGACGCAGAACGGGTCGTCGCACTCGTGCGGGACGTGGGGCACGTCGTTGATGTAGAAGCCGTCGACCGGGTAGACCATCGGCGGCGTGGGCGGAACGGCAGCACCCTTGGTTGGACTCATGGCTGAAGGTCTCCTACGTGGACGCGGACGATGTACTCGACGACATCAAACTTGACCCTCGCGTACTCCTGGCCGTCCAGCTCCAGGCGGGCGGCGACGATCCGGCCGCTCGTCCTGGGATCGGGCCCCAGGGTGTCGCCGTCGCGCAGCCGGTCGCGCAGGGCGTCGTGCCAGGCGTACAGCCAGTCCGACCGGGCCGGGTAGTCGGTGGGATCGCGCAGCAGCCTGACCGGGAAGTCGTAGTCGTCCTGGCGGATGCGACTCATGACCACCTCTAGCTGGCCGGCCGGGTGGTAGACGAGGATCACCGGGGTCGCCGCGACGGTGTTCGGGAGGCTGGCCGTCGGGGCGCTGACCAGGCTCTCGGTCGTCGACCCGATGGTCGCCGTGGCGCCCAGGTACTTGGCGGCGATCGCGTCGGCGATGACCTTCAGCGTCATGGGATGTTGGTGTAGGCCGTCAGCAGCTCGCGGTCGGCGGGGCTGATGAAGCGCAGGACGGTCATGGCTCCGGTGGGCCCGACGGCCGCCATCCCGCCGGCGCCCGAGCCCTTGGACAGGTATGAGCCGACGACCGCGCGCAAGGCGATCGCCTGGATGTCGGGCGGGATCGCCGGCCAGCCCAGGCCCATCGTGACCCGGACGGTGTTGGAGCCGATGGCGAAGTACGACCCGGACAGGTCGCTGATGGCGATGCTGGTCGGCGGCCAGCCGTAGGTCCGCTCGGCGATCACCGGGCGCAGCCACCACTCCGCCGTCGGCACGGTGCTGTAGACGCCACCGATCTCGGGCTGGCTCGACACGGCGACCTCCAGCAGGGACGCCTCGGCGATGCCCTGGGGCACGGGGAGGCTGCGGACCCAGCTCGGGTGCCGCACGTCGAACAGGAAGGTCGTCGTCCCGGATGCCGGCATACGGACAAACCGGCGGCCGGTGATGTTCATAATCTCGGCGCCGATCTGCCGAATCTTCTCCAGCAGGGTCTCGTCGTCGGCGGTGCTGGTGCTGCCCAGCTCCTGCTTCACGTCGTACAGCGAACAGATGAGGCCGGCGCCCTCGGGCCCGACCTGGAAGCTCGTCGACCAGTCGGACACGCGGGTGGCGCCGACGTTCTCGACGCGCGTCCGATACCAGCTCGCGGCGGCACCGGTGGGGTCGTAGCCCGTGTAGCTGCGGACCCCGGTGATGATCGTCAGGGTCGGCGTGGCGCCGACGCCGGTGACATCGGCGTAGGCGCCGGTCTGGGTCGGCGAGGTCTGCAACCGGATGAGCGCGCCGGCACCGTAGGCGCCGGCGTTGAGCAGCTCGTCCGGGTTCTCGACGGTGGTCTGGACGACGTTCGGCACGGGGCCTCCCGGCTAGTTGCTGCTCCTGCCCTTCAACCCGGCAGTCGTGATGGGCTTGCCGGCGGTCTCGCGCTGCTCGCCGGGCGCGGCGCTGGCCTGCTCGACGACCGGCTCGGGGGTGGGCGCCGGCGCGGACACCGAGCCTCGCACCGCGATCGGGCCGAACAGCTCGGGTGACCGCTTGAAGACGGGGTCGCTCGAGTCGACGATCTCGCCCTGCTGGTACAGCTCCTGCTTGTCGTCGACCGTGGTCACGAACGCCTGGAGCACGACGTAGAAGTCGGACTTCGCCATGAGGCTGCCTCCTGGAGGGGGGTGAGGGGCGGCGGGGAGATCGCCGCCGCCCCCCGAGGGTCTAGGTCAGGTACCGGAGGGTGCGGCCGGCGTCGACGTTGATCGGCCGGGCGTCGTTCCGCCACATGGCGTAGAGCGCCTGCTGGCCGGTGACCAGGTTGCCCTGGCCGGCGCCGAAGATGAACGGGATGATCTGGAGGGCCATCCCGATCCGGTCGACGATCACGTAGGAGTCGACGTTGAGCAGGGTGCCGATGACGATGTTCGCGGTCGCTGCCGTGGGCAGGGATGGCGACTCATTGACCGGGTAGCCGAGCAGCCGCAGGCCGGTGTTGCCGGCGCTCTCGGTCGGGATGCCCGAGCTGACAGCCGGGTAGTACCCGTTGCCGCCGAACAGCTTGCCGCCGAGGATCTCCAGGGTCTGGGCCTTGCGGATCGAAGCGCGGTTCAGGAACCACTGGGCGTTCTGGCGGTGCCGGATCGGCAGCGCGGCCTCGACGAGGTCGAAGTCGCCCGCCCCCAGGGTGATCGAGACGCCCGTGGTCAGGCTGGTGTAGGCACCGGAGGTGCCGTTGACGGGCCCGACGCCGAGCGGGAAGACGGTCGTGCCGACGCCGGTGGCGAACGACGCCTCTTCCTCGTTGTCCTTGGCCTCGCCGATGAGCACGGCCATCTCGGACGCGATGTCCGTCCGGTCCTGGGCGGTCTCGAGCGAGTAGGTGATCTGCGCCTGGATGCGCTTCACGATGTACTGCGGCTGGGCGAAGGTCGGGCCCTGCTCAGTCGCAGGGGCGGCCTCTGTCGTCCGGGTCGCCACGACGGCGGTGGCCGTCAGGGCGTTCCAGGTGTCGGTGCCGACGATCGGCACGACGCGGCAGGCCCGGCGGTAGGGATTGACCGCGCCCGTGTGGGAGCCGATGGCGATGACGGACAGGTCGTACTGGAGCGGGATCGCGAAGCCACCGGTCGCGTCGACGCCGATCGCCAGGGCGGTGCCGCGCTGCTCCTCGGGGCTGAGTTGCTGGCCCAGGACGAGCTTCTGGAAGGCCCGCTTGTAGAGCGGGGATCCGGTCGCCATGAACCGGCGGGCGAGCTGCTTGTCAGGGGTGTCGTGGTGCTCGATCAGCCAGGCCATCCGATCGCGGCTCGCCTGGGTGTCGGTCTTCGGGTGCGGGAACGAGGCGCCCTCGGTGATCCGTAGCGCGTTGTCTTGGAAGAGCTGGGCGCGGTGTTCCTGCGAGCGAGCCCGGTTCTCGACCTCGCCGAAGTCGTACGGGTCGACCTGGCGGTTCTGGTTGACGATGGCCGGGACATAGCGCGACGGATCCGGCGGCGGCGCAGACGACGGGCCATCAGCCACGCCGAATTCCTGGGCCCGTCGGACGCGGGCGTCGTAGGCCTGGATGTCGCGGACGAGGGTGTCGCGCTCCTCGTTCTCGGCCTTGTCGCGGGCGTCTTCCTCGGCCGGCAGGACGCCGGGGTAGGCGGTCGCCCGCGTGGTGATGCTGGCCTCCAGCTCGGTGACCCGCGACTGCTTGTCGTCGCGGCTGATGTATTCCACGGGCTTGCTCCTTGAATCAGAAGACCCGCCTTCCGGCGGGTCCTTGGTGGCGATGGGTGACGGCGTGCCAGGTGGCTCGCGGCGCTCCTCGAGGTGGGGCTGGGCCCCGGCGTCGAGGGAGGGTGCGGGCGTCCAGAGGACGTTGCTGCTGTTGGTGGTGACGCTCGGCACGACGTAGGTGACCAGCTCGCGCAGTCGCGCCGGATCGTCGGACAGGGAGTCGAGCGCGAATTCGTCGCTCATGCTGCGGACCTGGGCGGTGGCTCCCGCGTACGCGGGCCAGGTCACCACGCTGATCTCGTTGATCTGGGCTTCGCGGATGGTCCGCTCGGGCAGTCGCTTGGGGTTGTGGGCGCCCGGCCTGGGGCTCGGCTCCCAGTCCTCGCGGATGGCGCGGAAGGAATGGCTGGTGCCGTACTGGCCCTCGCGCAGCCCCGAGACAATCAGCTCGGGTAGGCCGTCGAGCAGCTCGCCCCGGTAGTACGGGCCCTGGGCGTCCTCGCCCAGCTCACGCGGGACGGCGATCGGTTGGTGGCCGAGCTGGGGGTCCTTGCCGTGCTGGAAGATGATGCGGATCCGGTCGCGGTTCTCGTCGAAGCTCTTGCGGAAGGCGCCGGCGGCGTTGCGCTCGAGGAAGTGACCCTCGGTCCGGCTGTCGATCTCGGCCCACTCCCCCGCCCCGGCCAGGCGGCCAGTCAGCTCGCGGCCCTCCAGCTCGGGCCCAGGCATGACGGCACGGACACCATCGCGGGGCGGACGCTGCGACCGGTTCGGCTCGGTGTCGTGGGACATGACGGACCTCTGTGTAGGTGCTTGACAGTCGTGTGTAGGTGCTTCACAATGGGGATGTCCCCCGGAGACGCCGGGGGCCCCACCTGGAGGAGCCACATGGGCTCGGTTGTTGTCTCTCCCGTCGTCGTCAGTGACGTCGACAAGGCGCGTTCGCACTGGGGGCGCCCGATGGCGCTCGGCCCGATGACCAATCGTCGGCCGTCAGGCGGCAAGGTCCGCATCGGCTCGGCCGACTTCGTCGGCGGCCCGGTCCGCTACCGGATGGTCTCGGTCGCGCCAGCCTTCGACCCGGACGCCGTGTCCATGTCGCCCGTCAAGGGCTGGACCGCCGCGCACGACCCCGCTTGGGGTGTGTTCATCCCCGGCTCGGCTCTGGTCGCAGCCCGGTCCGACCGCGACAGGGCGGCCTGACGTGGTCGCCTTCGCCGGCCACTCCTACCCCGCCGGCACGATTGCCTGGCTGAACGCGGTTCGCGTCCGCGTCGTCACGGTCGGCGCCAACGGCAACTACGTCGTCAGTGACGCCGATGGCGTCAACCACACCGCCCACCACTCGGCCTTGGTCGCGGACATGACGGCCGACGACATTCGCACGGATCTGGCCGACCTGGGGCCCGCGCCCCGGAACCCCGTCGCACGCGGCCACTGGGCCGACGACGTGCGCTTCCTGACCGCCCTGGCCGCTGCCATCGGCGTCGACGAGCCCGTGAAGGGCTACGACACCGAGGGCAACCTCAAGCGGATGGTCGAGAACCATCCCAGCAACCGGAAGGAGAGCTGAACATGGCCCGACGCAAGGTAGGCAAGCGGGATCTCGCCGCCCTGGTCTCGACCCTCAAGGCCCAGTACCCGTACGACGACAAGCAGGACCTGTGGTCCAGCCTGACGTGGGATTGGCCGGGGCGTCCCACCCCCTCAATCCTCTGGGAGGGCGGCCCGGACGAATGGGTCTTCAACGAGGCGGTCAGGTTGAAGGCCGAAGCCCTGGGCCTGTTCGTCGAGGCCTACAGCGGGTACGCGCTCTGCGTCTACCCCGGCTGGTCCGTCTAAGTGCAGGTGCTACACTGACCGACGATGGACAAGTTGCAGGAAGCCGGCCGGCGCTACCAGCGCCGGCGTCAGGCCGTCGACGTCAGCTATGCCGAGCTGGTGCCGTTGATCCTCGAGGCCCGCGAGACGCAGACCCTCCGCGCCATCGCCACCAAGACCGGCCTATCGTGGGCCCGCATCCACCAGATCGTGAAGGAGCACCGTGGCTGACACCTACTACACCGTCCTGGGCGACCCGCCCGTGACGGTCGACCGGTACTTCCGGGTCACCGACGACGGCATCTACTCGCGCTTCGACGCGGCCACGCGCACCTGGGTCGAGGTCCTCGGCGCCGGCCGCGACGGCCTGTCTCGGCGGATCGAGAGCGGTGACGACATCGTGCGCTCGACGCCGGACGAGATTGCCGCGCTAACGGACTAGCGGGAACACCTGGTTCAGGAACGGGAGGTCGCCGAGCCCCTGGTTCTCGGGCGCCGTCCTGAAGCCGATCCACTGGTCGTTGATCTGCTGGTCGAGCGCCTTCCACTCGGGTGAGCCCTTCGGCGCCTTCCGCTGCGCCTCGTAGAGCGGATGGCTGAGGACCTCCTTGATGTTGAGGCCGGCCGCCGTGTGGAATTGGACCTCGAACATCTGGCCGCTGGGCGTCCGCCAATTCGTGTTGAGACCCTCGTAGCCGGCCGGCTCCTTCCAGTAGTTGGTGGCGCGGACAGGCTCGTAGCCCCGGTCGACCATCGCCTGGATGCCCGCCTTGACCGAGGCGTTGTAGGTGGCCGGATCGCCGACGTACGTGTAGCGGAGGTTGT